ATCGTTAGCTTCTTTTTTGTGCGTATTACTTTCAATCTCTAATAAAGCTTTATTGTAATATACGGCTATCTGTGCCGATAACCAGACAAGTATATCATGGTCTATATGTCCTCGCCATTCCGCTACCACTTCGGGCACACCTCCGTACATCTGCCAGTAACGGTCGAATACGGTTATAACCGAATAGTCGGCACTTTCAGATCGTCCTCCGGTATCTACCACTACGATATACCTGTCCGATATGGTTTCATATTCCGGATATTCCCATATTTTGAGCCTGTTCTGTTCTTTCAGGTTTTTGCGTTGCGGATCTGCGCTGATAAAATCTTGTAATGTCTCTGTATCTTCGACAAAGCAAACATTTGTCAATACCTCTTTTCTCCTGTGCGGTTCTAATTTTGCGAGGGTAGGGCTGCAATCCGAAATAATATCTCCTATCGCTATCGGTGGCTTACAATCCTTTCGTAATGCTTCAACATCTTCTGAACGGAAAGCCGGCAATCCTGAATCTTGGAACGCCTCAATATCATTGCTTGGAAACTCTTGGTGCATCAGGGCGATGCTCGACATTTCCGATTGTTTTCCCCTGTACCAATTTATATTTTCCAAAGTACAACCGACATAGTTTGTAAACAGGCTCATTTCATAATCTGTTAGTGACTTTATAAATTCCTCTGCCGTTCCTTTTACCTTTTTGCCACTATGATTATAAAATGTACCGTCAAACGGTTCTCTATAAATATCGATTAAAAACCACTCAACGAATACAGGCTCAAAGGCTGTCAATCCTTTTTTTGCTTTCTCCCATTCGGTATGGAAGAAATCGCCTACCCCTTTTGCCGTACTCTCATATACAACCATCGTATAGGGCACACGTTTCATTGTCCCGATTACCGAAGCTATCAGGTCGGCTGTTTTTTTCTTTTCCGTATCAGGGTATAATCCCACTTCCGAAAAGTGAGCGAGTTTTGCATTTTGCCCACGAACGCTGTCCGGTTCTTCTGCCGATCCTACCGTAATACGGCATCCACGTTCCGGCACTTCTTTTATGTTCAAAGTACGGTTAAACGGTTTGATCGTATATTTCAAGCCATTTATAGCAGGCATTTGTTCTATTGCCTTGTCGAACATCGAACGGATGGTGATTGCCGTATCTTTTAAGTGTCCGCATATAACGCTGTTCCAATTCTTTCGGTGAACTAGCTGAATCCAGAACATATAGAGCTGCGTTAAGGTCGATCCTCCCCATTGTCTGGCTTTTAATAATATGATACGGATAGGCAGACCTTTCAGCCTCATATTTTCAAGCCTGTCTAACAGTCTGCGCTGTCCCCTGTTCAGCCTGAATGGAATATCCTGTGCCGTTAATCCGTCCTCGATTGTCTGATATACATAAGCAAAAAATTCAAAGTCATATTTAATGCGTATTTCGCAAAACTCTATCCAAATGGTTTCGATGTCCTCTTTATCCGGTATGATGCCATGCTTTAAAAATATGCTCTCTATTGTGCCGTGCTTTTTTAAGGTTTTGCATATCTTTTCTTTCATCATCGGCTTAGGTATGTACAAAATGGAGTCGGGTGCGTCTTTTATCGTCAGACGCACCCTCTCCCCTTGACATCCTTCCCCTGTTAATGGATTGTACGGTTGGTTTATTTCCTTATGTCTTCGGGTATTCTCTCTGATTATTTCCTCAACGCAAACCAACGTTTAATTTTTGAATAAAAAACAACAATCAAAGCTACGATAGCACCCACGCCGATCATCATTAAACCAATCTGCCAATTCTCTAATCGGTTGACCTCTTTTACCACTTCCACCGGATAAGGCTCTCGGATGGTATCGTTCACAAAAACAGAATCTTTTACCTCCCTGTCCCTATACAGGTATTTGTATTTCTCCAGATAAACCGTGTCGCCTTTTTCTCTGATGATGACAGAATCGAGCGAATAAATAGAATCCCTGTGGTATTTATCCCTGTATTCGGTCTTTATCGTTTCATACGGCATTGGTATGTACCTCGTTTTACAGGCTGAAAACGTAACGGCAAGAAGTAATATAACAATCAGCTTTTTCATATCAATATAACCATATTACTTGTTGTGAATGGCTCGGCGAGTTATCCGCATGGATATAGGTTTTTGCAATACCGATACGTGTAAATCCGGCTTTAATAAGTGCGTCAACAATTAAAAAGCGGTTCCGGTCGCTATTGCATCTTATATCTACTGCGTAACCTGAAGTATGTGCGCCTGTTCCGCTTCTGCCTTCCTTCTTATCCCATTCGGACGAACGGAAAGCGCAATTAATTACAAACGGTATTCCTGCAATTTCACGAGCTGTATCGAGTTTACTCATGGTCGATTGTTGCATGTTCTGTAAACTGCAAGATGGTATACACCGTGTAAATTCTTCCTCTTTGAAATGTTTTGATCTAATTTCCATTTTCTTCTTTGTTTGGTTCAACATTACTTTCCTCCTCCATTTCTATTAAATCCGTTCTCTTTCTGAAAAAGCCGAATACATTCACTTTCACTTTCTTGCCTTTCGGCTCAAAGTAGTTTTTATAAATGCTTTCCAGTTCCACACCGTAAATAACCAATAGCGTCACAAAGGGTAGTAAATCAATGCCGAAAGGTTTACCGAACGCCATACCTAACGTATAAGCGAGTATAATCCAAATCACATAATCGCTGATCTTGTTTACCGTTCGTTTTATTGCCCTCGATCTGCGTATATCTTCTTTGCGGTAGCGTGCTGCTGCAACACCGAATTTTAAATCTGCTATCGTAAATATTAGAGCTACGAAAAACAGCCATTTCGCCCATTTCATAAACTCAAATAAGCCTAAGAAAAACTCATCCGTTAATGATGTTGTGATTATTTCCTGTGTTTCCATATCCTACTGTTTAAATCCAAACCAGTTATACTCTCCGTTATCTCTGGTCTTTTCGGTTTCCGCTTGCAGAAACGATAAAGGGCGCAACACTTTTGTCCTGTCCTCGTTCATCCATCTTACAGCCAATCCCCTTAACATACCTTTAGGCAATTCGTTTTCTGCGGTTAATCCCTGCGGTGGCGTTGCAGGTATAGCTGCCGAATGTGGGACAATGTGTATTTTATCTTGCCTTGCGTCCGTGTACAGCTTATATCCCAATTCCTCATCGCTTAGTCTTTTGACAAGCCGGATATTGCGCAAAAAGAATTTTAATACTCCTAAAGTCGGTTTATAATCTACACATCTGTAAAGATTGTATCCGAAATATCCGTCTGTATCTAAGGCGACAAATGAAGTATATTCATCTCCTACATCCGGATTCTTCCAAACGTCATAAAATGCGCATGTACCGTATGTTGGTCTGCCGAATCTGTCGATAAATGCGCCTGTCGTCTGGTTTCTGTGTCCCGATGGAGTAAAACGCACACCCAATATATCCTGCCCTAAAGTGTTTACACCATCGTAGGGAACTTCATCGTCCGGACTGACAAAGCAATGTTTCATTATATTGTCGGCATCCAGATAGCCACACATGCCGAAAAGCTGTTCAAAGTCCTCAACAAATGGTACTTGCCAATTTTCTTTTAAAGCTATCTCCGGTAATGTATCTATCGGATAGGTAAATAACGGTTCTTCTATTTCTCCGTATTGTATTTTTACCTCTTTACCGAATAATAATTCTTCATAACTAAGTCCCTGCGGAAAAACCACCATACCACACATGCTGTAATTACTATATCCGAATGTAAGCCGCCAGTTTCCATTAGCGCATTGGGTCATTTCCACATCGTTCGAGGCGATAAACATATCATTGAAGTCCCTTTCTTCCGGCATATTCCAATCATATATAATCCTTATACCCTCGATTTTTTCTTTTGCGCTAATGGTAAATTTCTGCTGTGCCGCTAGGCGTCTTCTCCATGACACGGTTTGCGGATCATTAAAATACTTACGTTCCGTCACATTGAGATTTACGTTGCATAAGCTTTTAATGTTTTCATGTTCCTCGTTTGGATGGAATAAGCTATAACCGTTAGCATTGCCGTTTATGTCGAAATCTCCGTTTTCAAAAGCAAGTATACCTTTAAGGTATTTGTTTATCTGGTTGTCTGTACAGGTATGCCCGCCATCCGACATTTCATATTCATATACGGTTTTCTGTATGCCTGCATTATCAAGATATTCTTGTTTTAGCATATACTGTGCGAGTGCCCTGTCCGCCCTGTATCTTACCCTTAAATTTTCTAAAGTCCAATAATATTCTCCTACTCGCCTTACATAGTATGTGCCTCTGTTAATTCCTCCTGTAACTGCGATAACCTGAAAATCATCGTCCCTGCCCGTATCCCAATTTTTATCGTAGAAATTGAGAAATTGACCGTAGTCATTTGTCATTGTTCTAAAAAATCTCGTCTCCAACGGATATTTTTTATAAGACGGTAATGCTGGGTTTGCTCTTTGGTAATAACCATGATGTCTGCGTGTCATAATCAGTCAATGTTATTGTTTAGTTTCGTGAATATTACTTCTCCAAAAGATTTTCTGATTTCTATAATTGTATTATTACTATTATTGTGTCCGTTAGCATTAAAACGCTGTCCTTCAATGTAAAAATCCATATTATTATACAAGGGAAAGTCATCAATCTTGATAGTCAAGGTCGTATTATCGGGTATTCTGATTTGAACTGTCATATCATTATTACCTTCTGCATTTTCCGGTTTCCTTAAAAAGACAAATAAATTTACATTTGGATTGCTCGATTCGATTTCAACTATCCATTCCATATTTATATCTCCTCTGAATGGTAATATGTCTAGTCTATCGGTCGGTTTTGAGGTAGATTGTAATGTCGTGATGTTGGTTCTAATCTCTTCAATAACATCCATTAATTTACGTGCATTTGTACTCCCGCCATATATTTTTTGCCCGATATTCTCCCGAATGAAGTTTATACCTATGTGTGCCGTCTGTCCCAGTTCGCAGCCCGATACATATATTATATCCGGTTTCGATACTATCCTGTACGAAAAATCCGATGCCCATGTCGTATTGTAAGTAAAGGTACAGTCGTACAGGTTAGCATATCCGGCTTTAGCTGTTATGTAGATGGCATCGTTACCCTCTACACCCTCTAATCCTGTATTTTTTAGTGGGACGAAAGATGAATTGTAACAATACAGTTTGCCCGAATTAGTATATACCGATGCTTGAAAACTATTGAAGATGTATATAAACGAATTTGGAGTGTTCGATGTGTCGAGTACCTGCCCTGTATTGAAATAGAAAAAACAGTTTTTGAAGTATACCGAGCCTTTCGAGGTTATCGATACAGGTTGATATATTGTACAGTTCTCTATAACCAAAGAAGCATTTACCGATTGATTTACTGTAACGGCAAAAGTCAGTACATGATTTATCATTACATCTTCTGCCGTAATATTTAGTTTAGGTAGCCATATAATAGGATACATCGATGGAAAAAGGCTTGTTATCATGCAATCCCTATCAATGGTTAATATCCCCTCATCGCTGTAATCTCCGGTTTCCAATAAAAAAACAGGATATTCATTTTCTGCCGATGCAAATGCTTTTGTCAGTGTCTTATATGGATATGACGAGCTGCCGTCTTCAACATCACCTGTGTATTTACTGTTTACGTGTACCGTTTCAAGGCTATTTATAACCTTTGCATCTTCGCCGGATTTTAATTTTAAGGTTTCGTTACTGTCGGTATTGTATATATAGGTACATACAAATTCACCGTTCCCCATTCCCCTGAAAGCCATTTCTAAAGCTTGTCCGGCATTTAATATAATTTCTTCAGTATCTTCCGGAAAGATTTTTAAAGTATCTACTTTCGGTAGCTTTATTGTTGCATCCGTTTGTGATGCGTTGTTTACTAACAGATAAGTTGTACCAAAGCATTTATTTTCATCGTAACCCTCCGGTATCTGGTCTTGTGTTAGTTCCCACATTTCGTCCGATATTCCGGTGATTTCGAAAATTGTGTTGTCAGCCTTAATATTCAGTATGGCGTTATACTCCTTTGTCGGATGTACAAATACCTTTTTACTGCTTATCAAAGCATACGGATAAATGTCAGCAGCCAGATAATAATCTTTATTCCCCCTTGCTGCCGATTCTCCACCATAAATACAGGTTACTACCGCCATATAACCATATCCTTTTACGGCAATTTCAATCGATGTCTTTGGCTCAAGCAATAAAGGTTCGTCAATATCGAAACCGATAGCTAACAATCTTCCGGTATTATCAACATGGAATTTGATTTCCACATCATTATCCGATGGATTTGTGAGTAACATATAGGTTGTACCGTAAAGTGGCAGGGTAAGACTTTCTATAACCTCGTTCAAAACAATATCCTCCGTTAATTCGGCAAAATACATCAGGTCTTTGTTCCCATGTATCTGATAATGTCCGCTATGCTTTACAATATCAGGATAGTGTTTGTTGTATTCTTCATTCACCGACAGTTTGGTCAAATCCGGTTTTCTACGGATAAATGATTTTGCGTTCTCGTCTGTTTCTTCCCAATCTGACTGTACCTGTTCAGGTATAATTATACCTTTACCGTAAACACAGGTCATAATGTTTAACTCTCCGTAGTTCTTAGCTGCTATTTCAATCCATTCTTTCGGTGCAATGGTTAATGGTTCGTCAATGTTAAAGCCGATAGCATGTATAGTATTTTTATCGTCTTTTTGTAAGGTAATGCTTAATTCCTTGTCTGAAGAATTAAAGAACAGCATATATGTAGTTCCGTAACTTTCACCCTCCGTTTGATTTACGGATTGAATTAATTGCAGATCCTCGACAATGTTTTCAGAATACATCAGGTTCTTTGTCGTGTGTATTTCGTAAACTCCTTTTGATTGCACTATATCCGTATAATATTTCCGGTACGGCTCATTCGTTGTTATGGCGTTTAAGTCCGGCTTATTCATTATGAAAGCTGCCGATTCTTCGTCCGTTTCCTCCCAATCCGATTGTACGAAATCGCCGAACGCATTAATAGGCTGCCATTTCTTATCCTTTACATTCCATATGGCAATCGTATTTAATGAAGTGACAATAGTAAACCATCCCCATTCGCCACCATCAGGATAACGGTTGTATAATTCACTTACAACCTCAACAGGTTCTTTTAAGTACCGTAGTATCTTTAGTAATTTTGCCGATACTTTGAGATTGAGATAATCCGTTTTTCTATCTTCTCCGCAGTTGTTCATTATGTTATTGCTTAATGGTTATGTTATTACCTCTTACCGATTGAAGTCCGGGAAACATTTCGATTGCTCGTTGCTCTAGCGATTTAGCTATATCGTATTTTTCGAACATAGTAAACACCGTGCTTGCCGACAGGTAAGCCAATGGTTCTAATATCTGTGCATCCAGACCTAAATCATCTTGTAGTTCGTATTCTTTCAATGGCTTACAGACAGGTATGTAAATAGCTTCTTCTATAATGTGTTTATCAAGTCCTTTTCGCAGCGAATAATAGTTTAAAACCTGCTTTACGCTGTTATCTACCACCTTATTCGAAATAGTTGTAACAGGTCTTATCTCGCTTCCTCTGGTATATTCGTTCGATTGTATGCTTGCCGTTTTCTCATTCTCTACATAGGCATCGTAAACAGCTTTTACCCATCCTTGCATTTTTAATGCAGTAAGCAGGTAAAAGTCATCTGGTAGCACAATATAACCTGTCCCCTTATCTAAGTCCGCAACCAATTTTGCATCCGAGAAAACAGCGTTTTGAAACCATGCTTTTGGCATCACTTTAACGCATCTGCGCCACGCATCTACAAAACTACCCTCGATGTGCCTGTCAACCTGTGCCGTATCAGCACCGATCAGGTTATTACCCGAAGTATCGTATAAGCCCGATTCATTCATTATCAGCATAACCCTGTTTATATATTCCTTTTTTGTTGTAGGCATAATCTTTAGTTTAAAAAAAGGCTGCCAGCACTTACTGACGCTAACAGCCTTTTACAAATGATTAAATAAGTATGGAGGTATTAATCAAGTTTCCAATTCGGAAAAGTCACATTGCAGGTCTGCGCCTGTTTCATAATATTTTCGGGAGTACGCAATGACTTAACGTTGATCTTATACGGTTCCGCTTTCAGCACTTCGACTGCGCCCTGTATATCAGTAACGTTATCAAAAGCTTTCGGCTCATATTCCGTATTTTGTTTGCCTTGTGGTTTGATTGTTTTTGCTGTTTTATTCGTTGCTTCGCCTGCATCCGTGCCGTCATCTTCACCGCTTTCTATGGTCGATAACAAGCCTATCTTTCCTCTCTTAAAGTAGTCAGATGCTTCGATGCTTTCTTGTACGGCTTTTGTCGATGTTTCAAACTTCAGGTCGTTGCCAAACTCGATAAATGGATGCAGTTCTTTATCTCCTTTTTTTATAGTAACAGGAAATGCGTAGACCATACCTGTTTTTGATATATATATTTTCTTCATATCCGTTTTATTTAAAATGAATGAATAATTTTATCAGGATAGTTTTACCTTTGTGTGCGACTTCGGATTCTTCAATACCAAAAATGCAATCTCGATTAATGCCCTTGCATCCTTATCGCTTATCCCTGCTTTTCGTAAATCAAAATCCTCTGTTCGTAGTCCGTATGAACCTTTACGCAAATAGTTCGGATCGAGGACAAATCCCTCGTTTGCAAATCCCATATCATCGAAGCTTTCATCATGGATAACCCACAAAGTGCCAAACTTGGATATGATAGAGTTAAACTCAAGTCCGTAAGCTTGTTTTTTCGCACCTACCTGTACGTTTCTGGTAAATTCAACAGTTTCAAACGCTTCTATCACATTGCTTCCGGCTATAAATACCTTCTCTTTGCTCGATGCGTTTCCGGTAAATACGGTTTTCATAAATGCCACAATGCTTGTAGTGTCCGGTGCGATGCCGCCAAAATTAAACTCTTTGCCTGCCTGATACCAAATGCCTTTAGTGAAATATATATCCTCCGCTTTATCGGTTTTCGAGTTCGTCCATTTCTTCATTCCTTTGATTCCACGCCAGAAACTACGATTCATTCCTCGTTTCATGTCGAAAATGGCTTCTTCGGCTTGGTCGGTAAAAGTCCAGTCAACCTCTTTATCAGCAAGTTTGAATAAAGTAGTTTCTTCAACTTGCGCCATAAATTTCTGTGCGTATTGTTCCCAATCTGTCGGTACGCCTGAATATGCGGTTGTGCTGATTTGGCTTTCCGATCCGGCTTTCCCCATCCGCAGGAATGTAGCATTTGCCGGAATATTGGGTATAGTATCTTTCGTTGTACCGTTAAGTTTACCGTTCACAGGTTTACATATCAGATAACCGTTCGTATCTTTCCCAATAATATAAAGCATTAATGGTGCATCGTCAAGTGTTGTCTGGTCTTCCTTATATCCGTCTGCTTCCGGCACAAGTATCGTTTCGTCAGCACTGAATATGCCGTTATTATCCGTATTAAATGCAAACTGTGTACCTGCACCTGTATAGGCAGTAGGTAATTTTGCCGAAGCGTCCAGAACATCGATAGCATAATGCCTGTATTTCTGATTACTAATTGACACCGTATCACAATAGCGTGAAATGGTATCTAACGGATTCAGCATCGGGCGTATTTTCGTCACCTTATCGTCTATCTCATCCAATATGAGGTTTGGCGAATTTTCCCTCGTGTCCGTTACGCTTGTTGACGAATCGGTTTGTATTGCGCCACCATCGACAGGTTTCACAACATCGGCAGTCATAGCATTAGCATCGCAAATACCTAAAATGCTACACAATAGAAAGACTATAAAAATGAATAGTCCGCTTTCCCTGAATTTTTTTAATTTCTGTTTCATTGTTATAAATAAATTATGGTTATTACTCAATTATTTAAGCGCATCAAAAAAATCTTTCTTTTCTCGCTTCGGTGGTTTGGGCTGTCTGTTTTTTCCTGTTCCTGTGCCGTTGTTCAAATCCGGTATTTCATCCTCCTTGTTCCTATCTTTTAGTTTGGCTTTTACATTCATATTTTTACCTTCGACAAAAGCAGTATCGGCGGTATCTTGTATGTCCTTCTCATAATTCAGTCCCTTGTGTACGGTATCTATTAACCAATCCGGAATAATACCGTCCAGAAGATTATCGGCTGTGTCGTACAGGGCTGCCATAAGCTGTGCTACCTGTTGTTCGTTCAATTCGTTGCTTTGTCCATATTGCATGATACGGTCTTTCGATTCCACAAAATTCTTACTTGACTGTTCCATTGCCTTTTTGCTCTCCGCAGCATTAGTAAGGTTTTCTTTATATCCGTTTTCATATTCCTCTAATCCCTCGTCATCCAGATCGAGTATATTACCGTATATGCTCGCAAGGGCATAAGGTACTGATTGCGGAGTTTTCTCGTCCGTAATCGCAGAAAAGAATAAACCTAAGCGTGGATCACGGCTTACTACTTCCGATAACTTGGAATTTGCATTGCGTAAATTGTCAAAGTCTCCCTTATCCTTTGAATAACGGTTATAAATATCTTCCATGAACGCATCATCATTCTCCGGATTATATTCCGGATTATCGTTTTGAAACATTGACATTAGAGCTGCTCTGCCTTTAATCGGTTTTTGTGAATTATCACCGTTTTGTGGATTGTTGTTTTGACTACCTAAATCTTTCATAATTGCGTGTTTTCGTTAATCTTTTACACAAAAAAATAGATTAACAAACACCTTTTTACTCCTTAGTGATAAAAGCTTTCGACTGATCGGAAACTAACGGATTGAAAAGTCGTTTTAACATTTCGCACTTTGTAGTTTCGTGATAAAATGTTTTAGGTTATGAGATTATTTTATCAGCAAGAACGCAATAGCGATTTCTTTAATGCGTGTGAAAAAGTACGCAAGCAATATGGTAAAGATTATATTTCGGCTACCGAAATAGCAAAAAAAGCGATACATACCGAAGCCGAATCTTTTTATCTTCTCGATAAGGAAATATCGAAGATAATTTATCGGTTCGTAGGTAAAATAAATTATGGTAATACCAAAAGCGAAGCCAAAAAAGCGCAGTACAAAGAAATTATGCGTAGGTATTATGAACTACATTATCAATATCCGCAATATAACATTCCGAAGATAGCGAAGATTATAGCAGGGCAAAAAGCACCACGTTTTTATATTACCGAAACAAGAGCAGCTCTTTTATATTATAAGTTACTTGGGGACAAATCCGTTAGAACATGCAATACTTATTCGTCTGTGTATGCTTAATTGTATATCTTTCGTGTGGTATTGAATTGGGTTATCGCTACGGTTCCCCATTCCATACCCATTTTACATATATGTTCCAACACGCAGGCGTGTTACATTTGTTGCTTAACGCTTATGCGTTCCTGAATATATATTATTCGCTTAAAAAGTTTGTCGGCCAATGGTATATTTGGGTTATCTCTTTTGCTTCCGGTTTCTTATCTTCCTTTTCGGCTGTATACGAACTGCCTACTGTCGGATGTTCGTCAATAGTTTATGCAATGTTAGGTCAATATATATGTTGTATGATCTTCCGCAAAGACATAAAAAAAACAGATACTAAAAAGTACCTGTTTTTTATTCTGTGTATTTTGATTAGCTTAATTGTAAGTTATTTTAAACAAGGCAGTAACTATCTTATACACATATATTCGTGTATGATAGGTTTTGTGTTTTCATTTATTATTTCGAATAACAATAAAAAGAAATAGCCTAACTTCTAATTGTTCTTTAAATGTTTGATTTCTTTTTCTTTATCTCTTATTGTCCCTAATAATTCTCGTATTCTCGTATCTTTTTCTCTCAAAAGCTTTTTATAAGCAGCTTCCAGTTGGTCTATCGGATATTTTGTTTGGTTTAAATTTCCTTCTACCTTAATATTTTGATTTTCTAATTTACCTTCTGCATTATTATTTGCATTTTGAGAAAAATGGGTTACATCTTCTTTTGAAAATGTTTTTAAAAAATCAACATTAATGCTCATAGCATTAGCAATTTTATTTAAGATTTCATCATCTATTGTTTTTTCATTTTCATATCTTGAAATTTGTTTTTGTGACACTTCCAAAATAGAAGCAAGTCCTTCTTGGCTAATGTTTAACATATCTCTTGCAATCGTAATGTTTTTGCCGTGATGTATAGCTGTTTTTTTTCTCTCTGCAACTTCCTTCATAATAAGAAATCAATTAATATTTAACTTAGCTTTTAGTTCGTTTATTTGTTTGTCTTTTTCCTCGATAATGTCATTCTTTTCTTCTAATCTCTTGTCTTTTTCTTCTAATACTTGACTATATACAGATACAATTTGTTCAACAGGATGATAATGGTTCGTTGTATTGTATTCATTATTTTGTTCTCCGACAATTTGTTGATTTACGGTATCATGCGAGTTTTCAGCCGATGTATTAGTCAATGTTGGCGATGGCATCGACATTGTAAAATTTTTACTTGCTTGGTTCAAATCAAAGGTTCTCAAAAAATCAACGGGAAGATTCATTGCAAGAGCAATTTTTTCAAGTATATCATCTTCTATTACTTCTTGTTGTTCTACCTGACAAACTCTATATTGCGCCAATCCGATTTTGCTTCCTAATTCTTCTTGTGACCATCCATACCATTCTCTGAAAGTTTTTACATTTCTTCCATGATGGGCAGGCTTATGTTCCTTTGTTAGCCATTCCTCTTGTAGACTTTTATTATCATTCATGTATCTGAATTTTAAATTGAGTTATTAAAACCCCTAAAGTAATAATATTCATAAATATATAAAGAATAAAAACGTGTCTAAATTAGACATGAAATTTGAAATCGCAATGTAATTATCTGTAAATCATGTGTCTAAATTAGACATAAAATAAATATTTTATGTGATTATTATCTTATACATTTGTACTATGTTGATGATTAAAAAATAATGGTTTATTATCTTGCCTCTTGTTTATTGGTAATCTGGTAAATTATCTGATAGAAAATATAATACAAAAATAACAAGATAAAGTGAGATTTAACACTTATTGCTAAAGCAATGCTGATGGGCACATGGGGTTTTTGACACATTGAACAATTAGACGTAGCCGTTCCCCCATAACATATTGGGTTTAATATTCCCCTTATTTCCTGTGTGTTCATCTGTTGCTTGAAGTTTTTAATGAATATTGAATATAGTAAACATACATTTTTTGATAACCTAACTATTCATTATCCCTGAATCTAAGGCAAGAGACACTTATAGTTGTAGGATAGGAAAAGAGAAAAAAAATAGCTTACACTGATAATTAATATTATATATATATTTCCTCTCTTTTCCTATTTTTTAAAACAATCCGTGTTTTCTTCTTCTCGGATATTTCCGCTTGTCTAAGTTACTTTTTATAAATTCCTTAATTTTTTCTGACCTTGTTTCGTAAATCTTTGCATATTGCGGTAGTTTTGTTTCAAGCCATCTGAACATAATGTATGCTATTAGGTATTCTTTTGTTTTAATATCGACTACAACTGCCAAAGGTGTAAGGAAATCATCAGGCATTAACATACGTATCTTAAAGTCTCTGTTTTTACTGAAATCTTTACCCTCAAAATAAACACTCCAGTCAGGAAGGTTTTTCATATAAGTAGCAAATATCGGTATCAGTTCTGCCTGTCCCTCCAGAAAATCCTGTCTGAATTTTATTAAGTATTCTTCGTCAAATACAAGTTCCTCAAACATAGAGCTGCCCTCATTGTCCTTTACTCTCTCCGCAAGTAACGATGCTTCCTGTTTTACCCCTTGAAAAATATTATCGTGTGAAAGGTCGATTACTAATGGTATCATATCGTTTTATTTAAGCTGCTGTATTATTACCTATGATCTTATTTAATAAAGCATTATTATTTGCCTGTTGCTGTATCTCCGGCGACATTAATCCATCGGTAGGTATTTGACCGTTTTGCATTTCTTCCTGTCTGGCTTGGATAGATTGTAACAACTTATCGGCAAACGGAAACGCACCGTTTTCTAATAGTTCTTGCAACGAAATTTGTCCCTGCCCGAATAACTGCATTAAAAAATCATTCATTATCATACGGTATGCAGGCGTTGACGTGCTTTCGGTAATTGATAAATCAAATTCCGCATTTCTCACTTCGTCCGGATTGTAGACTGCCGTTTCTCTTGCATCCCTGCCGACAATATTTATATAGCGTATTTCGGTATAATTTTGTTGTATCAGCTTCATTGTCTTATAATCCCTGTCCTCCCTCAATTCCCTGAACGATTCCAGAATATCGGTTAACGAAGTCGTAGAGTTCTGTGTTTGCTGCATATAAAGCGATGCCGGAGTTCCGGCTCTGGGTGTTTGACCTTGTAGTGCGCCATGCACCCCCGATATATCTTCCAATAGCTTTAATTGGATGGTTAGCATTTCATAAGCGCCTGTTTGCGATGAATTGGCAATTACCTGTTGCGGTAACGCCACGCCTGCTTTTGCTTTGTATGCTATAACGCCGTTGTATGAAGCCCAATCATCTGCAATATCCTGTATTGTCATGCCTTCCGGTATCGATTCTTCAGCAATCAGGAGTACACCTTTCGCCGACGCCCTCATAACAAAGTCTTGCATGGTGATAAGGCGGTTTATGTATCTGTTCTGGTCGATGAAGTCACTCACAAACGGATAAACACGCTTGTTATAGAATGGATATAGTTTAAAGCTGTATGGATGAGACTCATGCCAATAGGGTGTTTCGCCCTGTTTTAATATATCCCCTTGTGGCGATAGATAATAATATTGCCAGAAGTTATCGACAAACCATTCATATTCTAATAGCTTCATATCTTCCGGCTCTATCCCCATTGCCGATTGTTCAGCTATGCGCCTTATATTTTCCGCTTTCAGTTCCGGTTCTTGCTCTATCTCTACTTTGTATAAATCGCCGTCCAGATTATCATGCACTAAGTAGCGTTCTCTGCTTTCCTTTTTCCAGACCTCAATCACCCTGCATCTGGTTTCATCGTCAGGAATAAAAAAACTGCGGTTTTTATGTGTATTATCCTCCGATAAATTCTTCAGGTATGATACGGCTCTTTCTTTAGTGCATCCGCTATAAATCTCCCTTAACTTCAATGCTTTTTCCTTTGAACCGTCCGAAAATTGTTGCAGTACATCATATAGTCCGATGTCGTGTATTTCACCTATCAAATGGCAATCCCAATGGCGAGGGTCTTCCATGTGGTTATCGAAGAAAACACGGTTGTAGTTTACAATATCCGTCCACACATCTTTTTTATTGTTCCGCCAACTGAATGTCGTTTTGAAAATGGAGGCTCCGGATATTAAAAAATACTCAAGGTTGCGTCTGTCGAGTTCCCATAGTTTATTGAGTTGATAACTGTATTGCAGGGTAGAGGACATCATTTCGCCTTTTGTCTGTTTGTCCCTGTCCCTCGATACACAGACCGGCTCGGTTTGTTGATTGGAAAAAACGCCTAAAACAGAACGGACAATGCCACGAATACGGTTATTCTTTAAGGGTATGTTTCCCTGATTCTTTATGTGTTCTTCTTCGGTTATATATCCGCATCCGTTTGGATTCTTTATTTTGTCACCCCATTGGTTGCCGAATGTGTATCGTTCGCTTCTTCTTGCTTCCTCCCGAAATTCATCTAACGATGTCCATGCGATATATGCCTCATGTAAGACATCATTATTTTTCTCAAATGGCTTTAACCGTTTTACGGTATCTATCTTCTTTTTATCCTTCCGGCTGCCGTATAATTTTACTGCAAGCTTAGGATTCGCACGTCTTCCCATATTAACCGATTTTTTCGGCTAATAAACTATATGCGAATAACTTATTAATTCCTTAGTGAAAAAAACTGATGTTTGTACGAAAACTAATTTTGAATAATCATTACTATGGTGAAAAAAGAAAAGCCGGATATTCAGTTATCCGGCTTTACCTTTGTAGATATTATATTCTCAATTCAATGCTCCGTTCTTTTGTAGTTCATCTTCTACGGCTTGATTCATAAATTTATTAAGGCTTATACCTAATTTTTCAGCTAAAAGCACAGCTCGTTTGTGCGTTTCTGGTTGTAATCTTACATTAAAATTACCTGTATATGGCTTTTGCGGTTCGATACCTTCACTTTTACAATCTTCTAAATATTCGTCTACTCGATCTTTAAAATCCTGTTCAAGCAGCCCTATATTCTCTCCTTCATAGGATAGCAATGATTTTATACCTTGTACTTGTCCGTACAAAACACGATCATCAACGCTAACCTCGATAGAACCTATATAGCCCTTATAGTCTAAAAAGTTATCTGGCTTTGCCTTTTTTGTCGTTTTCTTCATTTTTTATCAATCCAATTTCAATAAGAATATCCCTTATTTGTATCAATACATATTTTTTAATCGTACTATCAGGATGTGGTTTATGGAAATTTATCCTGTATTCCGGATAATCCGGATTCCTGAATTTCACCCCCGAACCTGTCGTCTTTCCTGTTGTATACTCCTCATAACCGAAAATAGCTAAAATACGCACTAACTCATTGTAAGTAAAATCTTTTGGTAGAGTTAAAAAACGTGCGACTAATTTGTCGTCTTTACTCATTTTTTTAATTAATAAAATTAATAATCAATACAGCCGTCACCGTTTTTGTTTTATGTATGTAATTGCTATTTTCGTTTTCATTTTTAAGTGACAGTACAAATGTAACTACTTTTCAGTTACAAAACAAGAAAAAATGCAACTACTTTTCAGTTACAAAATATTTGGCTATTCATTATAAATATCAACTACTTCTTGTTTCAGTTTAGTTGCGTATTTTTCCGCTTCTTTTTGTTTTTCTCCCTCTAAATTCTTTAGCAGGCGTTCATACTTTTTTATTGCATTAATACGTTGTTGTATCTTCCTGTTTTTCTCTAAATTGAGTTTGCCGATTTTCTCGCTAAATTCGGCTACACTCATTTCACCTTTGTTTACCTTTTGTCTGTAACCTTTATAAAGCCTCAAAGATTCTTGCACCTCATCTGCAATATCAAAATACATGCTGTTTAGTCCCGATTGGCTTACTGAAAGATCATCCGCAGAAGAATAGAACGCCCTTACAGGTGTATCACGCCATTTAAAGGCAAATTCACCTGTTTTTAGGCTTTCAATACCTTTGCTTGCAAGCTCAACGGATTGCATCAGGGTGTTATAAATTCCTCCGAAATATCCCCTCATAAGATGATTTACAACATCCGGATTAGCTAAATCGAGTTTGCCCAATTTTAAATAATTGATCCATCCGGCTTTTACACCGTCACCCCCTGTCAGATCGTCCATACCTTTCCAAAGAGAAACCATAAAACTCGGTACATAACTTTCACCTCTTTTATTGGTTCGCACCCTTAAATATCCGGGCATGTTATCATTGGCATATTCATTTGTTATCCGGCTACCTGTAAACCATCTGTTAGACGCTAATTGTGTAAAAGGCTTTAAAAAATCCGGTGTAATATCTGCCCAACTTCCCTGTACCGATCCTAAAGGATTCGCAGGTATCAGATCAGTCATATTCAATGAGCTATCGAGTATAACATCTGAAATATCTTTTTTACCTCTAATAGCCATCATTATATTATCCCCAACGGCATGGAAAACTCTTAATTCCTGTGGTAACGGTATCTTTATAAAACCTTTTCCGGTATATATACACAGGTTGTTCTGGCGTTCCCAATCACTAAGTTTGTAATATTCCTCCATTCCGTCATCACCACCGATCAATGATGTTAGCATTGGCATCAACATTCCTGTCAGACAATATGAAGTAACAAGTACCGCAGCTTTCTTTGGGTTTTTGACTGATACGCCGATAAAGTTGGCTAAAGCCTGTATAGCTGCATTTACGAATAGATAAAATGCTCGCACTTCAGCAGCAAGTAGTTTGCCTGTTCCTGTCCTGTTAAAGTTAACTGTTACCTCCTTTGCATCCCATATACTTCGTGGTATCGTTCTTCCCTGTTCCCTGCTTGTTATATAAACGGATAAACGAGATAGATTCTCTGCAAACTCATTGCATCCCTCTAAT